CTAACTTTTACAACAATAGATGAAGTATCTACATATGCGTTAGGAATGATGAATCTCTGGTTAGGTTGAGATGTATCAACAACAAATTGTTTACTTAAAAACGTTCCTTCTTTAATATCAACGGTAAAATTACAGATTCCGTTGAAAACTGGGTTAGTAACGTCTTTCTCAATGCAAAAAGTATAGTTAGTATTCTGAAAATCACCAATAGCAACCAATCCAGCTTTGAGTGTTACCGTAGATTTTGTCTGACCAAGACCCAAATTCACACTAAAACTGATTTGAGCGGTCGAAGAACGACGAGATCTGGGAACATAACCAACATTTCGTGCTAATGCAACGACATTTTCTCTTAATGTAGCGCTATCGAGGAATGCCTCATTAGCAACCATGTTGGTATTGTATGCATTAACGTAGGTATTGTACGCTAATGTGTCAATTAGGATCGACATGTTCGATCCTTCAAAGTCAAAATCCGTAAAATTTGAGTTAGATCTTAAATATTCACGAATTGAAGCCTTAATTTCTTCAAAATCTAGAGTTGTATATTGTGTGAATGCCATTATTGTCTAGTTGGTTGAAGAATAAACGATACCTCTTGAGGAGGAAAGACTTCACCGATGATTGTATAGTTGATATCGACAGTAATTTCGTTACTATCAGGAGGATGAGATGCTTTTACAGAGGTCAATTTGACCCTTTTTTCAAAGTTTTCGATAGATGTAGTAATTTCTTGTTCTAATCGAAACAAAATTTCACTATCTGCAGGTTCAAAAAGACTTTGACGAACAGCTGAACCAACTAATGAGTTAAAAGGACGTTCACCATTTATCGTTTCAACCAGATTTCTGACAGATTTTTTAATGGCTGCTTCGTTTGTTAACGAAATCAGATCATTCGTTACAGGATGCCTCTTAAAACTTAAGGAAATATCCTTAAAAAATCGCGATTGTCCAATAGCTGGCATCTGCCGATACACTTTGGTCTTATATATTTATACTTCTTTTTTAAAATCTTCTGATTTTTTCTTCTTGTCACTAGCTTTTTTCATAAGCGCATCCGAAGATGTCTGAGTAATCAACCTCATTCCCTTTTTTACAAAATCTTGACCCAAATCAGTCGGTTGGATTCCCATTTTCCTTCTCCTGATTACGTTCCTGAGCAGTTTTCCAGAAATATTCATCTTCACGGCCCATTCCGAGTCTTTCAAATCCATTCTCAACTTGATAAAACTCCGTCGAAACCTTGAAATCAGGCATTTTCGGATCAACAGGTGTCAAACTGTTGTCAAAGATACGCATTCTATTGTTTGGATAGAGTGCGAATTGGCCATTATTTAACTCAATCAAGTTGTGAGACTTATGTTCTGCAGGATTTTCACTTGTGGCATAATCGATCATGTCACAATCTTGATGATAATTATCAATTGTGCAAATATATGTTCCTTTCTGAATACCGAAGTCTCGTGTATACAATTCATAATCCATTGAACCAATGAATTGTTTATGAATAGACACTACACCATAATCCATACAGTTCCAGAACTGTAGGTTAGGGAGGTTCATATCGGGATCAGGTGTCTTTGGTTCTGACACAAAGGCACTGATGGGGAGTTTGTCATACATTGCTGCGTATTCAGGCAAATACGTCTCAAAGTAAAAAGCGCGCCCAGGAATCGACTTAGCCGACACCCAGACGCCTTTTACAAACTCACCATGTCCAGACTGATGATCTGTGAGGTATTCTTTTCTTACCCAGATCTCCTGTGATGGAAGATTGCAAATTAAAGTTGACATTAGTACAATTCGTCTTCTTTACCAGTTTCGACTACACAATCAGAAGTTGGTTTTGCCACACAGGTGAGAATAAAACCAGCATCGATTTGATCATCATCAAGGAACGATTGATCTTCTTGATCTACAGTACCCTCAACGAGTTTACCTGCACAAGAGGAACAGGCACCTGCACGACAAGAGTAATTGATATCTACACCTTGTTCTTCTGCAGCATCTAGAATTGAAGTGTCTTCATCACATACGATGTTGACTTCTCCTTCTTCAGTAATTAGGGTAACGTTGTAACTCATCGTCCTTGTCCTCGATAACGTTTTTTCTTTGCGTTTGCCGAACTAGCGGCATATTTGGTGTGTTGTCCGCTTCCTTGCCGAGTTTTTTTCGGCCTCGAATCAATGAATACTTTCCCCGTCAGGGATGCTTTGAGTTTCGCCATGTCTTATGAATTCAATGGTGGATGGATCAGGTGAACCTGTCTCGTAATATTTTAGAGCCAGGTCCTGTAACTTGTCAAGAGCATCGTCTTCGTTATTTACCGAGTAGACGAGCTCGCCGCTGACGCGGATCTCAAATAACCCGAGTTTTTTCATGGCCCACACGAATCCGAGGGTCACACCAGATCTCCATGCCCATCTTCTTGGCATCAAGACAGAAACTTACGTCCTCACCACACATGTCCTGTACCTCACCACTCTCAAAGACTTGCATCTGAGGGGCAAACCAAGGATACTCCAAGTTCTCAAAGACACCCTTCTTGATCAGAACCCATCCGAAACCTGTGTAGTCAACCGTAAAGGGTTTCCGACGTTTACCCATGGTCTCAACGGTTTCGTGGTTCATCACACCACGGTTCTTCACAAAGTCGTCCTCTTCGAGCCAGTGAGCAACGGAAGTTGTGTGTCCATCCTCAGTAGCGTACCAACCAGCTGCGATCTCATGTTCAAGTCCGAGTTGGAACAGACGATAGAAACTCTCAGTACTGAAAACAATGTCGTTATCAATCCAGAGTTGATAATCATATTCGAGTTTGCCGTCCCATGGAATCTGATTCTTTCCACGCAGGACGTTCGCTCCAAGTACCTTGCATCTTGCAAAGTTCACCATGGAACTGTAGTCTTGTGAAATCTGAATGCTTGCACCACTCTGTACGAGATCAAAACAGAGTTGCACGAAGTTCTTTAGAAATGTGTAAGAACATCCACGGCCAGGAAGACAGAACACAATCTTCTTGCCCTGGATTTCTTTCTTACATAGTTCGATGTCAAAGTCATCCGCAGGGGCAGTCGGTGCTGCTGCCTGCACTTTAAATCCTTTTGCCATGAAAATTCAGTGAGTTTAATGAAATCATACCATGTATATAGGAGCTCGTCAATAAGACGCATCCTCCCCTCTTTCAACTGTTAACGGTTCTATCTCTACTTCTCCGAACTTGATTTGCTCGGATTTTATAGCGTCCTCCAGTTCGTCCGTTGAAAGACTATGGAGTTGCACGTCGTTTGTTCCCTTCTTGTAGACATGAAACACTCGATCCTTCATATATCCTCCGATATACTATGAGTAATTATACATCGACCCTTGGGGGGTTTTGTGGCCACGGAAATTTTTTTGAGGGCCACGGAAAAGTGTTGCGTTTTATATGGCTGTCTCGGATGCATACTTTTATAGATTAGGGGGACCCAGCGTTTTTACTAAGGGGTCAGGGGGGGGATACCCCATCCCCATAAGAACTGCTAAATCGCTGTTTTTAGCACGAAGCGCTCACCCTGAGGTTTTGAAGTAGGCACCAGCGTTACCCGCGACAACTGACTGCTCAGCGTGGGTGGCGTGTCCCTGGTAGTTCTGACCTCGGCGGTTGGTGTTGGTGCGGGGGCCCTTGGTCATGCTGAAGACCAGCTCGCTCTTGCGCGCCTTGCGGGTAGGCAGTTTGGTGACGGTGAACTCACCAGAGGCGATGCGAGCGTCAAGTTCGGAGCGTGTCATGTGTCGGAGGTGGTGACTTGGCCAGTATACACGAAGCGGGGCGGAGGGCAAAGGGCCCTCCATTTCATTGCTCAAATGAGGGGGAATTTAACCCCCAGAGTTGTCATCAAGCAAGACGCATTCCAGAGCGAAACTCAGTGGTGACAAAATCATCACCATTCCAGAGACGAACAAACCAATCAAAGTTTTGCTGGAAGACACGTTCACCACCGAATCCGTGTGCAGAAAGAATAGCATTCAGACGGGATTTGGTGGTGTTTGATTGCCATCCACCATCATGGAGTTTAATGAAACCTTCGCCAACTTCGGCAATCAGATTGCCATGAAGAAAGACAAACGCAACATCATTGAACATCTCAACCATGGTATTTGCAGATTTCCACTGCTTACCATTCTCCAGATTCTCAATTGCTTTGTTCATCTGGGTTTCGATCTTACGCATTGAAAGTGAAGTGAAAGGACTGAGGTCGTGGGGGGTGTGCTCCCCTCCACTTCTCTAAGATACACGGAAACGGGGTGCTGTGCCAAAAAAGTGGACACCTTGCCGACCGTCACATCCGTTCCATTTGTTTCTCTATAGTTTC